CAGCAGGAGCAACAGGGCCAGCAGGAGCAACAGGGCCAGCAGGAGCAACAGGGCCAGGATGAAGAGCAAGAGGAACAGCAAGAACAGCAAGCGCAAAATGAAGAATGCGCTACTGGTTTGACGTCTGAAGAGATGTCCATGCTGGACCAAATGCTCAACCCGGGAATGGGTCAAGAAGCTCCGGGAGCTGAAGTTTCTCCACCGGCCATGCCAGCGATGGCCAGCGATTTCTCCATCTCCTTTGACGGAGATGATGACGGCTCAGAAGGTCTCCCTCATATATCGTCACTTGACGTTTTGTTCAATGACGATCCTGAGGTCCAGGCTCAACGTGAAATCGTTGCCGCTTCTCAGGAGCAACGGGCTCGTGAGCAAGGTGGATACTCGATCAGTCGTACTGCCTCTGCTAAGGGCGCAAAAAAGCTTGGTCAAGTCACTAAGCCCAAGGCCTCGAGCATTGATACGGCGCTCGAGAATCTCTGGGAGCGCCCAGGCGCGTGAAATTCTGGTCTGTCCTTCATGATCCGAAAGGAAGTGAAGGACAGACTGGCGAGATTGAATACTCAAACGTAGATAATTCTAACAGCGACGGAGGTCTTAGCGGGATAACTGGAAGGTTCAGAAGAAATAATAGAATTCGCAACTAGGTTGGACTGAATTCGTTGTTTTGGAAGAATTGAAAGTATGTTCTAGCTTGGACCGAAGGAGACTGGGTTAAAATGGGAACGATTGGTGGACAGGCATCGGGCGATTTTCGCCTCTCAACAAGTGCCCTGCGTATTCTGTATTCGCTCATAAAGGACTCAATTGAAGTTCTTGCGACGGATGCGTTTACTCAGGCAAACCCGTCTGTGGTGATCACGCCTTCAGCTCGTTCGACGACGCTTCCTGCTAACGTAAAGCGGGGCGTTCTCGGTGGGTCGATTGCGTTTGTTCGCCCAGACATTGGCTCGAACACCGTTGGTGGTGCGGCCGTTACGGGTGGTGGTGCATTCTTTGCACGTACTCGCCCTCTCGGTCTGTTCATCAACGATTCTCTGGGTAATGCCTATGAGAATACACCAGGCGTGGCATCCGGTAAGGGTCCATTCCTTCGCGGTGGCTCGATTGGATTGAAGGTCTATGAGACCCAGGTCCAGACGACTGTCGGTGGCGGCGTTGTTGGTACGGCGTTAGTTTATAACGTCGGTGATATCCTTTACGCTAGCGTAAATGGATTTGCCACCAATCGCTGGCAGGACTCATACGAGACGCAATGGATTACCGTTGCGGCAACTGGTTCTGGCGCGGCTGGCGCGGCCATTGAGCCGGACGTAACTCGTGTTGGTGTTGTCATTTCGCCTCCGGATGCTAACAGCACCGAAATTTTCATAGCTCTCTATCTCTAATAGATAGAAGGAGAAAGCATACCAAATGTTCGGCGTTCAAGCAGTTGATAACTCCGTTAAGGAGTCAGTCGTTGACAAATTCATTGGTAGCCCGTCAGGACGTAAGCGTCTTGCGGCTTCCATGGTCCAGCCGCTCCGTGAGCGGAGGGACTACTCGTCCGTTGGCCGTAAGACCTTTTTGGTTGAACAGCTTCCGGATGGCGCTCTCCCGATTTACGATAAGGACCCCGATGTGGTCGCTTACGTGATCGGTGAGGAAGGCGATTCGATCACCGCCGTGGCTAAGCCACGCCGTGTGATTTTCCCGCTTTTCGAGATCGCGGCCCTCCCCAAGGCCCCACTTACGCAGGTTAAGGAGCGTCGCTACGACCTTCTCAAGCGTATGCAGGATCTTGGTAAGGCTCAGATCCAGGCCGCAGAAGACGATCGAGTTTTCTCGATTCTCGATGCGATCGCGGTTAACGGATTCGACTCGCTTCCGGGCGGGACGAACCCGGATATCCCGGTTGTGGCTCCGCTCTCGCCGGCCGTCCTCGCGGACGCGTACGCCGAGATCGAGCGTCACGATCTCCGGGTGGCCCGCGTTTACCTGAACGCTACGGATTATGCTGATATCCGTAAGTTCGGTCGCGACGTCCTGGACATTGAGTCCCAGGCGTCCCTCTGGAAGACCGGTATGATGGCAACTGGGTGGAACGCCCAGTTCATCGTGTCGCGTCTCGTTCCCGCAGGTGTCGTGTATTGTTGCTGCGAGCCCGAGAACTTCGGTCGGATCCCGGTCCGTACGGAGCTTACGGTTCTCTCGGCGGACAATCCCGAAGACCGGACAATCGGATTCTCGATGTTTGAGAACCTTGGGATTGGAGCATTCAATCCCCGCGGTCTCGTTCGTCTGATCATCACCCGCTGAAGATGAGCCCGAAAGGGCTCTCTCAACTAAGCCCCGGCGGACTTTAGTTCACCGGGGCTTAGTTGTATTTTATATTAAATGGAATGTGATTATATTATAAATATAGATCCTGGTCCGACCGAACCAGGATCTAATGGAGAAAAGAGAAATTTTATCATAAATAGATGCACATTAAAGGCAGCTTTTTTCTTTATCATGGAACAACAGTTAATCATGAGATGTCAACTCCATGTCAATGACGACTCTAAAGAAGTAGTTATTTATATTAGAGGGAAAAAAGCCATATTTATTTCTGAAGAAGAGGCCAAAACTTTTGAAGTTCTCAGTGTATAGTGTAGTATGAGATCGATTTTAATTGAAGATGGTGATATATTTATAATTCTTAAAAAACGGAAGGAATCTATGGTTCCTACCATTAAAATTGAAAATGAGTCAGGACTCTTAGGGATGATCTCCAAGTTTTCTTTTGAGATTTCTGCAGATAAATTTGTTCCTAAGATTGAGGTTGATGTTTGTTCAGATCTCACAGAAGAAGCTTGGAAAAATCTGTCTGAGTCTTCTAAAGAAGTTATATTCAAGACGGTCGGTGCCTTCTTCAATTTTACCGGGGTAAAGATTTTGTCTCCGAACTACAAAGAAGAAATTAAATGAAATTAAAAAGTTTTTCCGGACTGACCCGTAGAAGTGCATATGAGAAATATGAGTCAGACCAAAGTTTAGCAACGGAAGAAATTCCCACTCCTGAAGATTTGTCTGAAGAACAAAAAGATATATATCGTCAAATATATGCATCGTCAAATAATCGGAACTTAGGATTCACAGAATCCATGGCAGATGTTATTTCTCGAAGTCCTGAATTATATAAACAATTTCTGGAAAAACATCGACATTTTACCATTAATACCATCGGGTGCTTATTAGCCAACAATCCGAATCTTCAATCTCTTTCCCATGATGTTTTGATACAAGTTCTCTCCCTCCCTGGGGATGAGATCAGTTCTATTTCTCAAATTTCTCACTGTTTACAGAGTTCTAATTACAAATTAACCCAAGAAGATATCCCGGAACTTTTAGACATTGCTCATACAACAGAAGTTATAGGTAAAGAAACCATCATAGATGATTTGGAAAATCCCCAAGCATCGCAAGCATCAAACCCTGGATATTCTTCTCAACTTTTCCCAATGCAACCTCTTCGTTAACTCTTTCATGTTGTTTTAAATATGTGAACTTTTTTGACATCGCTCGAAAAATATTTTCAGCCGATCCCGAGAAGAAAAAGGGGCCGGGACCGGCAGCCGCAAAAACTCTTCTTAAAGAATTAATATCAGATCATTTAGACAAATTGGAGGAAGAACATCTGAAATCATCGGATGTTGAACCTCGGACTATTTCTCAACTCGAGCTCAATTTTCTTCTTAAAAAAATTAGAACTTCTCCTTATTACAGCATACTTTTTAAAGGTGATGACGAAAGATCTCATAAATTTGTTCAGGAATTTTTATATGATTTAAATAAAGAAGACTTAAGGAAATCAAGGAAAAATAAAGAAAACTCAAGGAAAAAGGATCAGTGGATCATGGATTATTCAAGAGACCCGATTAAGCGTGCAAACGTTGCTTCTCTCATAAAACAGATCGCTTTTAAAATATCAAGCGATAGAACTCTTTCGAATTCTGTTCGAGATGCTTTCGTTTTTGACGCTGCCCAGGTAGTACCCGGGGAGCTTTCTAATGGCTTGTATGACACAAATCCTGCAGGAAAAGGATTTGACGTTCATGGTAAAAAAGGATTCGTATCTTTTGCTATAAAAGCAGACTCTTTTTCATCAAACTATTTAATAGGAGGGATTCTATTTAAATTAGAATATGACTCTAGCTTATATAAATCAGAATCTGATGACTCTGGAAAATATCCCACTGGGCTCAAACATTCAAAGGGTTTGCAGACTGTCACATTTAGTACAAAAGCTGGATACTATAATAAACTTTTAGAAGGTGGTTATTCTTCTCCTAAAGATTTAGGTGGATATATAATTGATCTTGATGATCAAGAAAATATAATCGATTCAATTATTGTTGATCCAGCTAAGTTTAAAGCTGGTGTTAATGGAATAGTAAATGATGTTCTTTCAAATCCTCCTCCCAGCTCTCAGTCTACTAAATATAAAGGTGTTGTTTTAAAAAAACAACAACAACAAATAGCACCGACAACTAGTGCAAGAGCACTCTTGCAGTGGATTGTAGGTCAAAAACAAACTGAAGTATTTGGTAGTCAAATAAATAATCTTGCTCAAGCTTTATCTGCAGGGTCTGGGTCTTCATTTGCAACAGAACACCAAAAAGTAACTGACTATTTCAAAAATCGTAATTGGGTGATAAATCATAATAAATGAAAAATTATTATGCGAAAGATGAGGATTTGAATTGGGAAATGTCCCAGGCTTTGGCTGAGACATTTCTTAACGGTGCTAAGAAACTTCAGAATGCTGCAAAGCAAGAAGATTCTCAAAAATTTTTGAGGATACTTATTATAATTTTTCAAGATTCTATTGATTTGTTTGAGCAAATGGGACTTAGTGGTGCTTCTTCTTCTATGAAGACAGTTTTGAATAAACTTAAATCGGACAAAAGGGAAATATTAACTAAAGCTAAATAACTGTAATTTTTCGTATGAAAGATGGAGATTATTTTCGTGTAATAAACGAAAAATCTAAATATTTTAATTATTATGGAAAAATAATTCGTTCAGGCCCTCCGGGGCAAGCTAAATGTTTAGTTCAAAATAAAAATATGGATTTGAGTGACGATATAGGAGGTATGGTTAATTTTGATTTATCGGAACTTATCATAGCAAATGATGAAGTTGAAACTTATAAGCTCTTAAATAGTTAATTAAGTTCTTCGGAGCCTTCAAATAATTCTTTTTCAGCTAAAAGCTCAACTTTATACCCATCAGCGGTGAATTCTGAAATTACCCAGTCCATTTTTGAAACATAATCAGGGATACTATCTATGTCTAGAATACGTTCTTGAATACGTTCTTTTCCTTCTTTCTTTATTCTGAGAGTTATTAAAATCTTCACCCGGTACTTTACTGTCTTTCGGTTTTTAAACCGAAAGAAGAGCCATCGTCGTTTCTTCGTCGGAGGCTCGTCGGAGCTTTTCTAAAATAACTTCTTCTGGACCATAAAAAAAGAATACTTCTCGTCCAAATTTATGATAAAATATTTCTCGTCCTTCTGCCTTTTCTTGAAAATTCACGCCTCTTAAGAAAATATTGTAAGGGCTGCTCGTATCAGATTCTTTTCTATATTTGTTGGCCCTGTCAGATAAAGTTGAGTCTGACAGTTTATATAATAATCTTTCCCCTATACTCTCGTCCGTAACATTTTTCCCAGCTATGGAAGTTAGTCTTCGGAATTCTTTATCTATTGATTTCGACTGCTTTACCATATACTAATATACAATTTTCGATCTCTCATTTACAAAGACTAAGAGTCAACGACTTCTTCGCATAAAGCTTCATTCATCATTTTCTCAATTTCTTCTTTTCCCATTCCCGATTTAATTGCTGCTTTCATTGCTTCATTAAGGACAAATTTTGGATTAATAAAATTTCCGAAACTTGTATCTCCAATAGTTATATGTTGCCCTCCAGGCATTCCATTATATGGGATAGTTTGTTGACCCATCGGATCTATTATCCAAGTTCCGTTCATATTCGGATATATAACGGTATCCCCAATAGTAATCGTTGTTTGAGAAATATTTGTTGATGTTTGAGGAATATACAAGTTGTGATCACCTAATGACATGTTGGCCTCCGTAAAACTTTACTTTTCTTGAGCAAATCCTCCTAGTGGGGTGACTTGCTCTTCGTCATTTATCTCGTATGGGGATATGTCTCTTGATGGAATGAAGTCATCATCTTCAGACCCTTTCCCATTTACTCCAGGTTTTCCATAAACAGGCTGCTCTTTTTTCCCCTTAATTAATTCTTCTTCGGTTATCCAGCCTCGATTTCCCATAACATCCATATTCATTCTTAAAAATAGCATTCTGTCTTGCGATAACTCAGATCCTTCCACAAATTTAACAGATTTCGGGTTCGGGAGAATAGACGCTAAAAACATTGATTGGCTGAGACTTAGTTGATAAGGTTCTTTCTTAAAATAATAATAGGATGCTGGTCCTATTCCGTATAAATTCGGACCATATTCGATTATGTTTAGATAGGTTTCTATAATTTGGTCTTTAGATAAAGACTGTTCAAGCCATTTGGCTAAAACAAGCTCTTGTAATTTTCTCGCGATGTTTTTATTTCTATCTAGCCAAAGATTTTTGGCTAATTGCATTGTTATAGTGCTTCCTCCTCGTATAAATTTCCCGAACACTAAATTATCTCTTAAAGAACCTTCTAAGGCTTGAAATATGATCCCGCCATGCTTTCGAAACCCCGGATCTTCGAATAATCGAACTCCTAATTCTACATATGGAGACATTTCGGATATTGGAGTCCAGTCAGATATCCCTGGACCTACAATAACTTCTTTCGGTTTCCCGTCTGAAGAGTATATCTTATGCTTAAATGTCTTTCTAAATCTTTTCGTATCAAGTTCTTCTGGAACTTTTGTTATACTGCAGTCTATTTTTTGTTGAATCCAAGCGTCTGATTTGCTTAATCTTCCAAAATTCTTGTAATCATATAATATTTTTATTTTTCCTTTTATTTTTCCATCAGATTCAATCCCTTTAATTTTTTCGTTCATTCCATCGGGAATTGAGTCTAGCAAATTTTGACAAGGAGTTTCGGGTAAATCAATTTCGAAAAGAATTAAATATTTATCCTTGCTGAAAGATATCGGTGTTTTAATTTTCATGAATTCTAACATATTATCTGTGTGTAATATTGTTCCATCTAAACTTATATGCCCTGTTGTTTCTATTTTAAATTTTGGTATATCTATGGTCTCTTTGGATAAAACCCTATGGTTTATCTTGATCGGACCAATTTCCGCATTTGTTTTGAATTCTATTTTTTCTCCTTCATCTAATTTTAAAAATATGTTAGAATCTATAGATGTACATTCTAAATCCACAAGTTTGGGAGGATTTTCTTTTGAACATTCTTTCAATAGTTTAAAAGAGATCCCAGACTCATTCGGATTTATTGATATTTTTGCTGGTCCATAAGAATTTATGGAGAAAGATTCAATTTCTGTTTTGAATTTAGATACTTTTTCATAAATTCTAAAAAGTTTTTCTAAATTTCTCGGTTCTTCTGATTTTTCTTTTTTCTTAGTTTTTATTGATAACTCTTTGGAATTTATAGATTTTATTTGTTTTTGATTCAATTCTATTTTTGTATTTTTTGAATTTATAACGAAAGACTCATTCTCAAATAAAATTCTTTCCATATCTATGAATATTTGTTCTCCAATTTTCTTTATATTCCGAACATTAGTTATGAATTTTCCTCTCTTATCAGTATAAATAACCTCTCCTGCTCCTGTCTCTATATTTTGACTTGTAAAATTAATCTTTAATAGTTTGAATTTAGCGTTATTTTTATTTTTATCAAATACTTGAACATCTGATATTTTCACTTCATGCAGAGACGGCCAAGCCCACCCCATCTTTACTTCTAAATCAAATTCTTGAGCTTTTGCTTTAATTTTTGTATGAGCAAAAGAATTAAACCAAATTAAAGCGATTGATATTATTATGAATAGGAATATTGAAAACTTGATCAGTTTTTTCACATGAGAAAGTACATCACGAAGCTGCAATTTTTGCTGCTATGACCCGAATTTTTTCTTGAACTTCGTGGATTAAAGCAATTTTCTTTATAGAACCTGTTCTCCCCATATCGTTTATTATTTCTTTCGCAACTGATCCTATCAGATCTGTTGTTATATACTTCTTTACGATTTTTTCAAGATATGGGTCATCTTCTTGTTCTGAAAAAGGTATTTCACTTGGTGGAACTGGTTTTGCTGCAAGTGCGTAATCGAGATCACCTTGCAGTTTTCTTACCATCAATTTTAAAGTAGAATCTTTTGGTCTAATAAAAATATCTTTAACTATTGAATTACTAATTTCGTCATCTAGTATTCTTTCCGCATCTTGACGAATTTTAACCGGGTCTTTTTGACTTTTTGCTGGCATACCTTGAATTATATTTTGAAATATTAAATTGACTAATGTTTCATTTAATGAATCTAAAGCGTCGTATATAGCTCCTTCTATTAATTTGGTTCCAAATTCTTTTTGAAGATAGTCTTGTAAATCGTGGCTGAGTGCAGCAATTCTTCCCATGAAAACCACAATTTACAAGAATTTTATGCTTCAAGCATTTCTCTGGTCAGAAGAATTTCCTTTAGTGGAAACTCACTCTCCCAGTCTATACTTATCCTAGATCCATCCCAAATCATGGGGACTGAGATATCATCCGTAAGGAGACGCCCGGAGAACGATCTCAGGTATTCCATTGTCTCTATGAGATCGTCTGGACACTCTATAGATATTTCGTTTGAAGACGCGTCCGTTAGGAGAATATTATATACCCCATTGGAATGGGGTCCTTTCGGCTGCAGTCTAGTGATTTCGATTAATTTATAATTTTTCATAAAATATTTTACTCTTGAATAGATTTGATTTACATGGACTTTTGATAATCTTTTGTATCTGATGACACCCGATCAAGTTGCCAAGGCTCTTCTCCAAATTGCTGATGGGATTGAGAAATCGAAGAAGCCTCAAGTTTCTTTGGTGGCTCAAGATATATCTAAAGTTATTTCTGAGATTAGCGCTTCCCCTATTCAGATAAGGAAAGCCGCTTGGAGGGTAAGTGGGCCCCCCGCTTCTTTCACTGTTCGTTCTTCTAAAAAATCTGCGGAAGAAACCTGTCGCAGAATAGCTGGCTTGATGATGCGTCTTGCAGAAGACGAGGAACTTGGTCCTTGGGATTTAGAAGAAGGCGAGCGAACTGAAGATAAATGGGAAGACGCTCGTAAAGAAACTTCAAACGAGGAAAAACTCGAGTCTAAGTTGAAATTTCTTAAGCGCCAAATAGATAAATTTATAAGTGCTATTAAGAGTGGTGAAGAACCTGAGGGAGAATCTGAAGTTTTTACTTCCGCTAAATAATATTTTAAAGCTTTTATAACCGACGTTCCATCATTACAGTACAATTTATCAGGCCAATAAGGAGGTCTGATAGATGGAAGCTATTATTTGGAAACGTGGTGATTATCAAAAGTTTTACGCCAATATGAAAGTGCGTATTGGCGCTAATACTCATAATCTTGTTGCTATTGAAGCTGGAGACGAACTTGAATATGATGGGACTATGCTCCGCTATGCTGGAGCAGAGGTTCCCCAACCTTCACTTCGTGGGGCGGTGAAGGCTGGATGGCTTTCTTCCGCTTCCGATCAACAAGGCGTCCATATAGCTACTACTAACCCAAGTAGGAACATAGCTAAAGCTCAAACAGTTAATACTGATCTTTCCCGAGTCCAGCGTGGAGTTCCGAGGGTTATGGAGACGGATTCTCTTGATGAAGAGACTGTTCTTCGAGTTGATGATCGCGGGCGTGATAATGGGACTAGGCACGGGGACCGGAAAATTTTGACATCCTCGGATCGTCGTTCTGTTAGGGGCATGGAAGTACAAAATAGTGCTGATGATTCTCAAGATGGGGCCCCTGTTGGTCGTATCAGATCAGCGGCAAAAGCTTCTTTTGATGTTTCAAAAGATACTGCGTATAGCAATACGATGAGGAAGTTGAATGAGCCTGATGCAATAGGTAAGGCTAAAATAAATAAAATTACTAGAGAAGGTGTTGAAATAACTACTAATGTCGGGAGAGTCGACCGAACAATTACGGAAGATATCGGAGATGAAGGGGTAACCGTTGCCTCAGTCCGTCATACCTCTAGAGCATCAAGCGAAGGTATTGATATAGAGGATACTAGTGGAACTCATCGGAAAGCCGATAAGAAATCTCAAAAAGTAGAATCGTATAGAAATGAAACAACGGATCTGGTAATAAATACGAAAATCCCTGCAAGGGTTAGAATTGCTAGACACATAGACCCCAGTTTCCCGGCCAGTTGGCCCTTTGAAGGGAAAATGGCGGAGAGACTTGAACGTGTGAAGAACTATGACTCACTTTCTCCTCTTTTCCTCGAGGCTCTTTATGCGGCCGAAGGCGATAATTTTAGGAAAGTTCTCCATACTGAATATTCAAAACAATTTCCTAAGTAAACCATTTATCGGCTCGTCTGAACGATGAGCCATAATAAAACTGCTGGCATAACGATATATATACAAGAGGAACTTTCCGACGCTCGTTTGCGTTGTGATGAACTCAAGTCTTATATTGTTAAAGCCATAAATCTAATTCATTCTAGCGATAAGAAGGATCATATATATGCCGTAGCCGGAGATCTCGTTCATGCTGCTCCAGAAGCTTTGCTTAAACTGGAGAGAGCTCTCGAGGCTACGGCTATGGCTGTAAATAAAATGGATTATGAAGAGTTGCGCCAAATTCTTCGTCCCGAAAAAGTCGATGAACTTGAAAGAGTTTTAGATGATATAAGAATAAATATACCCCGGAGAACTGGGGATAAAATGAAATTTAACGAAGATTGAACTTAGTGTATGTTTGTGGTGTGAACGAGAAAGGATTGGATAACAAATCAAAGATTAGTATTAACTGTATATGTGGAAAATTGTTTCTTATTTCGTTTAAACAGTTAAAACACAATAAGAAAATTAATAGATCAAATATTTGTAGAAGTTGTTCAATCAAAAAACTCTGGGAAAACCCTGATTATAGAATTAGGGTTAATGATTCTCTTAAATCGCTTGATAAAACACTGTTAAAACAAAAAATATCTAAAAAATCCAAGTTAATGTGGGAAAATTCTGAATACAGGGAAAATCAAAAAAATATCCATACGAGTTCCGACTATATTAAAGAGACTTCTGAACGATCAAAAAAACTATGGGACAATGATGATTTCAGAACAAATCAACTAAAGATAAGAAACGATCCGATTTGGATTGAAAAACAATCCAAATCTATGAAGAAACTATGGGAAAACTCTGACTATCAAAATAGAGTTTCTAGTTCTTTATCAAAAGTTTTCATTAAGGGTTACAAGTCATCACTGGAAATAGTTACGCATAATATACTTGAGTCCATGCATGTTCGTTTTGAAGAGCAAAAACCTTTAGGCCCTTATATTTTTGATTTTTTCTTACCAGAACATGATACTTTCATAGAATGTCAAGGTGAATACTGGCACTCAATCAAAAAGGCTTCGTCTAAAGACGCTTCTAAGTTTTCTTACTTTGAAAAATCTCGTCCTAATTCTAAAATTTTATATTTGCATGAACGAGATTTTTTAAATCCGAAGATTGTAGAGAAAAAAATAGAAGAAATACTGAAAATTAAAATTAAAGTTGATATCGTTGATTTTTCTTTTTCTGAAGTAATACTGAAGGAGTTGGACCCTAAGATAAAGAATAAATCACACAATTCCTTACCGAAAGAATTTTTAGACTCATTCCATTATGCTCAGTTCGGTAGGTCATCCAAGGTAATATATGGAGCTTTTTTGAAAGAGAAATTAATTTCTGTTTGTAAATTTTCTACTCCTATAAGAAAAGAAGTTGCAACTTCTTTAAATTATTCTTACTCGGAAGTTTTAGAACTCGATCGTTTTTGCATACATCCGGAGTATCAAAAGAAAAACTTCGCCTCTTGGTTTATTTCGAAGTGTATGAAAATGGTTTTTGAGAAATACTTAAAGATCAATCATTTAGTATCATTCGCTGATTCGACCTATGGACATTCCGGGGTCATATATAAAGCCGCAAATTGGAAAGAAATTGGAAATACTAAGCCAGATTATCATTACATAAATGATGGCGGTTGGATATTGCATAAAAAAACTCTTTATAATCATGCGGTTAAAATGGGGAAAAATGAAAAAGGGTACTCATCAGAGTATGGATATAAGAAAGTATATGGAAAGTTAAAAACAAAATTTATATTTTCTCGGTTTAATTGAGAATTTATTTAGATGTCCAGTAATTCTCCTCGTGGTTTTATATTATCTGATGCGGCAATGTATGCGTTTGAGTGTCAAGAAGTATATCCTGATTTATTGAGTTTTGCTGTTGCAATTCCCGATCATTTAAAACAGTTATTTTTAGTCCCAGTTACGGTTGAACCGATGTCGATTGCATCGGTGGCTTCTCGTGTTGCATTTGATGATAGTGGGGCCGGATATGAAACAGATTCGGCTGATTTGTTTGGGACCAAAACTTTTGTTGTTGAAAATGATCCGGAGCCAACCGTAACGGATTCCGACCCCGGATCTATGTTTGATATTGATGGATATTGGGGAAAGACCCATCAAGATGATGGGACGGACGAAAATTGGCAAGTCCCGTCAGACACAAGTTACATGTCTGACATTGATATCACCAATTATTGGTCTTACCCTTATAGATCTGAAGAAAAACCTCGTCATTCTTCATTACGGCAAGTAGCATTCTTCAAATTGTCTCTTAAACCTGAGAGGCTAATTACTGAAGTCCCGAAGAAAATCAAAGAAAATGCGGAAGTTTGTTCTGTTAGTTTAGTATCATATGATAAGCGTGGTCGGATTTTTTCTTTTAAAGTTGATTGCGGGAATAAACCGAAAAATGTCCGAGCTTCTTTAACTAGTTTAAATGAAGTTGCTATGATTTGTTCTTGTCCGTTCTGGAGATGGAACGGACCCGAATTTAATGCTAAATCAAATAAATTTTTGTTAGGAAAACCTAACGGAAAGGCTTCTCCTCCGAATGTTCGTGATCCTGATCGGGAGTTTTGGCTCTGTAAGCATACTTTTGCTGTTTTAAAACGTTTAGACACTTTCGTCCAACAGATAGTTGATGAAAACTGGGGTTTGGACGATGATGATCTTCTTAGAGAAATAGACGAAGAATGGGATAGATTAATTGCAGTTTCTGAAGAGACTTCAGAAGAACTAGAAGAAGAAAACCCAGAGATAGAAGTTAAAATTGAGGAGGAGGAACCCGAGGAGGAACCAGAGGAGGAACCCGAGGAGGAACCCGAGG